AGTAAAGATGTGTTAGCTGGGCGTAGAGTTAAAAACTTTCAAGGCGGTGGTGAAGTAAACCCTGATTTAGGTGGTTTTATTCTTGACTCGTATTTAGGCGGTGTTCGTCAGAAGGATTTAAGGCCTCAGAAGATAGGTTCTCCTCCAGCTAAGAAATCATCATCTGGTGCGACAATGCCTGGTCGTGGCGGTAAGTTTAAAGGAACAAAATAATGGCTGAAAGATCTGCATATTTAAACATGATGCTTGAAATGGAAAGACTTGCCAGAGAGATGGAAGGTAATCCAGATAGACAACAAATGTTGAAAAGCTTTTTTATTGACCCTGATGCTCAACGTGCATCTGACCGTGCTGCTAGAAGAAAGAGATACTTTGGTGCTAAAACTAGAGGCATGAAAGATGGTGGTGTTGTTCGAGGTGCGGGTGCTGCTACGTCAGGCACTAAGTTTAAAGGAGTATTCTAATGAGCAATGAATTCAATGAGGCTTTATTAGAGCAGTTATTTGAAGAAGCATTAGAAATGGGTATGACAGATGATGCTGCCGCTAAATTTGCTCGTAAGCGTTTTGAGGATATGCCAGAGCCTGATTACAAGGCTAAAGGCGGTGTTATTAAGATGAAGAAGGGTGGCGAAGCTTTCCCTGATTTAACTGGTGATGGTAAGGTAACTCAGAAAGATATTCTTCGTGGTAGAGGTGTTCGTGGTTTTGAGCGCGGTGGTGTTGCTTCTAATGCTTGTCGTGGCGGTGGTGCTGCTTTGCGTGGCACTAAATTCACAGGAGTAAAGTGATGAGTGGCCCTTTTAGAAAAAAAGGTCTTAGAGTTTTTGATAAAGGCTACAGGGCGGTTCCTAAGATGTTTCGTGGGACAATCATAGGTGATTTAATGGAAGAGATGATGGGGGTCAAAAAACCTTTTAAAAAACCTAAAAGAATGAAAAATGGTGGTGCTGTTTTAAAGGGTAGAGGAACCAAATTTAAGGGGACATTTTGATGAACGCTAAAGAGTTTAATAAAAAATTTAAAAAAGTTACCAAGTCAGATTATGATGATTTGCTTCCAGCATCAAAAAGAATGTTTGATGCGGCTAAAAGATTAGGCTTAATCGCTGCTGCTTCTAAAAGTGGAGGTATGCTTTCAAAAACTGGTGCAGTGACTGTTTTTGACCCAACAACATATGAACGAGTGCCTAGAAAAGAATTACAAGTCAATATGTTCATGCCATCTAGGGAAGAGAAATTTAAACCATATCCAGGTGATAAAAGGTATGACCCTGACATAGGGCAAGCTATACCTACAAGAAAACCTACTTTAATGAGTGAAATAAAAAAAGCGGGTAAAAACTTTAAAAAAGGTGGTGCTGTCATGCCCAATAGAGGCGGTAACTTTAAGGGTACATTTTAATGCGCTCTGACAAAGAAATTAGAATAATGGCTCAAAGAGACATTACTAATCTTACTAATGCTGAGTTTGATAGGCATTTAGTTATGGAAAGTGAAAAAGCAATGAAATCCAAGTCTCCTATGGGCAGGGGGTTTGGTGTGGCAACAAGAGGCAGTAAGTTTAAAGGAACATTTTAATGTCTACGATTAAAATTGAGATTGATTTAGATGAAATAATGCCTAACGTGTCAGATGGCTTTCCAGATGATGATGTATGTCCTGTTGCTACTCAGGACGAGGAAGTAAACGCTGCTAACAAACAAGTTGCCATTGATGATTATGCATATGGCAAAGCCACTAAAAGTTGGGAATCTCAAAACAAGCGTTGCGGTACTTGTGGTTATTTTAACGTACAATCATCAATGTTAAACTGTATATCTGAGGGATTAGGTCTTGAGGATGGTGTTGGATATTGTGAAAAATTACATTTTGTTTGTTCTATGGAAAATGTATGCAATTTATGGGAGGTAGGGCCTCCAAAAACAGATGGTGATTTAGATGATTACCCGTCAGACATGGGAAACAGTAGAGATATCATGTGATGGAGTCAAAGTGGTTGGGTCATTTTGTGTTAATGATGAAGTATTATGCCCTTCTACTTTATCCGCGCTCATCTCCCCTCATTTGGATGCGCGACTCAATTTGACCCAACACCAATGAAAAGGAAAAGAAAATGGCAGTAGAAAAAATTCTTGGGGCTGGGGGCGATACTCCTATAGAAGATGCATTAGAGGAAGGAATTACAATAGATTCTTCTCTTGATCCATCTAATATACTTCAATTTGAAGATGGTAGTGCTTTAATCGGTGGGGAAGAAGAAGAGCTATCTGTTCAGCCGCAAGATTTGCCATATGATGCCAATTTAGCTGATTATTTAGATGAGGCAGACTTATCTGTTATTTCTAGTGATTTAGTTGCTGGTATTGAAGATGATTTTTCCTCTAGGAAAGATTGGGAAGACACATATAAACGAGGTATTGATCTTTTAGGGATGAAATACGAAGACCGTTCTCAGCCATTTGAGGGCGCTTCAGGCGTTGTTCATCCTTTACTGGCAGAAAGCGTAACGCAATTCCAAGCACAGGCTTACAGAGAGTTATTGCCTGCTGGAGGGCCTGTTAGAACACAGATTATTGGCGCTGAGAATCCTGAAGTTGTAAAGCAGGCTGAACGCATCAAAGATTATATGAATTATCAAATTACTTATGAGATGGAAGAGTATGACCCTGAGTTAGATCAGATGTTATTTTATCTTCCGATTATTGGCTCTACCTTTAAGAAGGTTTATTTCGATCCGTTATTACAGCGTCCTGTATCTAAGTTTGTTCATGCAGAAGATTTAGTTGTTCCTTATACAGCTACTGATTTGTTTAGTTCTTCTCGTGTGACGCACGTTGTTAAGATGAATAAGAACGAAATATTAAAGCTTCAGGTATCTGGTTTTTATTCTGATGTTCCTCTTCCTGGAGAGGGGTATGGTGCTGAAGACTATAACGAGATTCAAGAGTCTATAAACGAAGTTGATGGTATGCAGCCGTCAGGAACCAATGATGAGCTTGTGCTTTATGAGGTACACACTGATTTAGATTTGATTGGTTTTGAAGATTTGGATATGGAAGGTGAGCCCACAGGTATTAAGCTTCCGTATATTGTTACGCTCATTGAGAAAAATGGTAAGGTTTTGTCTGTTCGCAGGAACTACGACATTGAGAAGCCTTTACAGAAAAAGCAGTATTTTGTGCATTATAAGTTTTTGCCAGGATTAGGTTTTTATGGGTTTGGATTAACTCACATGATAGGAAACCTAGCGCAAGGTGCTACGAGTCTTTTACGACAGTTGATAGATGCTGGGACTCTATCGAACCTCCCTGCTGGATTTAAGGCTCGTGGCGCTCGTATTCGTGATGAGAATGAACCGTTAAGCCCTGGTGAATTTAGAGACATTGATGTAGCTGGTATGGATATACGTCAGGCTCTTATGGCATTGCCGTTTAAAGAGCCCTCACAGACGCTGTATTCGCTTCTAGGTACTTTAGTTGACTCTGGGCGCAGATTTGCTTCTATGGCTGATATGAAAGTCGCTGAGATGGGTGGAGATACACCTGTTGGCACTACTATGGCTATTATGGAGCGTGGCACTAAAGTTATGAGTGCTATTCATAAGCGTTTGCATTATTCACAGAAGCAAGAATTTAAGCTTCTTGCTGGTTTATTTGCCCGATTTACGCCTCCTTCATATATGTATGAGGTTCCTGGCGCACCGCCAGAGATAAAAGCTACTGACTTTGATGGTAGAATAGACGTTATTCCTGTATCAGACCCGAACATATTTTCTATGTCTCAGAGAATTGCTTTGGCTCAAACTCAATTGCAGTTAGTTCAAAGTAATCCTGAAATACATGGTGGTCAGCAAGGTCTATATCAGGCGTATAGAAAAATGTATGAAGCGTTAGGAGTTACAAATGTGGATGCAATATTACCTGTCCCGACTCAGCCACAACCTTCAAACCCTGCCAAAGAGAATCAAGAGGCTATGCGTGGAAAGTCGTTACAGGTCTTCCCAGATCAGAATCATCAAGCACACATTGAAGCTCACTTGGCAATCATTGCAACACCAGTGGCGCAAGCTAATGCGGCAATTGTAATGACATTGCAGGGTCATATACAAGAGCATATTGGGTTTATGGCAGAGCAGATGGCTGAAAATGAAGTTATGGAAGGCATGGATCAATTACAGGCTCAAATGATTGCGACTAATCCTGAATTACAGGCGCAAATCGCAAGTCAGGTTGCTTCTCGTGCTGCTGAATTAATTGGTGAGCTAACTGAGCAATATGCACAGGCTGTATCACCTCCACCAGAGCAAGATCCTCTTGTATCAATAAGACAACAAGAACTTGCGTTGCGTGGGGCTGATATTCAAAGAAAGTCTGAAGAGTTTGAGCGTTCACAAGAGTTTGACAGAGAGAAAGAGCGTAATGATAAGCTACTTGCTCAACAAAGGTTAGATTTACAAGATGAAGCTCTTTCAGACAAAACTAGAGTTGCAGAAGAAAGAATCCAAACGCAGAGAGATATTGCTGCGGCTAACATAAGGAGTAGAGGATGAGTGCTAGTTCAATAAACCGTCAAGTAGCTATTGATATGAAAGCTAAGAAGCTGGAGAGAAGAGATGCCATTGAAAAAAGGAACAAGCCAGACGACAGTAAGCTCAAACATCAGCAAATTGATGTCGGAGGGGTATCCGCAGAAACAAGCGATAGCGATATCCCTGTCATCAGCGAAGAAACCAAAGTCCAGCCAAAAGCCAAAAAGAAAGCTTCAGGCAAAAAGAAGCAAAGTGCAAAAAAAGCGTAATGGTGGTATGATATCTAGGTTTTCTAGTATATCTAAACCACAAAGATTTGAGGGAATCTTTTAATTAGTTGAAATGAAGGGCTTTTTACCAAGAGGTTGGTAATGGTAGACCCCATTTCAGCTATGGCGATTGCTGGTAGCGCTTATTCGGCAATCCGAAAATCGATTTCAGTGGGCCGTGAATTGGAATCGATAGGCAAAGATTTGTCTAGGTGGATGGGTGCAGTATCCGATGTAGATAGAGCTCATCACGAAGCCAAAAACCCACCTATATTTAAGAAACTATTTTCTGGCAAGTCTGTCGAGCAAGAAGCGATGGAATTGTTTACGCAGAAAAAACAACTTGAGAACCAGAGGGATGAGTTACGCAAATTGATTGGTTCGATGTTGGGACCACAAGCGTGGCAAGAACTCATTGCGATGGAAAGGGATATTAGAAAGCAACGCAGAGAAACTCTTTATGCACAGCGTGAAGCTCGTAAGCATTTTGTTGAAGCAATTTCGATAACGGGATTGGTCATTGTTATGGCTGGGTTTTTGTTTGGTTTAATATGGTTGATGTCTAATAGAGGAGGTTTTTAATGGCACAAAAAAAGTTTGAAGAAGAAACAATTTACTATGAATATGATTTAGATGGCGATGGTGTGATATCTGATGAAGAACTAGAGCATGCCAAAGATATAAAGTCAGCAGAGGCTGAGTACCGAAAAATGAGAGCACAAAGAAGAATGGCAACGGCTGTTCTAGTGTTCATGGCTGTTTATACAACAGCAATGTTTTTTCCTGTAATCCCAGATTCCCGTATTGAATTATTAACTGATTTAAGTAATTTGCTTTATATTACAGGGGGTGGTATCGTTGGTGCATATATGGGTGTTTCTGCTTGGATGAGTAAAAAATAATGCCTGAATGGTGGGAATTACTTTTAGTTACAATGATAACCATAAATACAGTTATAAATCTTATTGTATTCTTTAAGCACAGGTTTAGGGGCAGAAAATGATTCAAGCATTGATAGGACCAGTAACAGGGCTTTTAGATAAGTTCGTTGAAGACAAAGACCAAAAAAACGCCCTCGCGCATGAAATTGCCACACTTGCAGAAAAACAAGCCCACCAAGCGGCTCTCGCGCAAGTCGAAGTCAACAAAGCAGAAGCTCAACACAGGTCAATATTTGTTGCTGGATGGCGTCCCTTTACAGGATGGGTCACTGCGTTCGCGCTTGCATACCACTTTTGCGTTATGCCCCTTATTCTTTTCGCAGTTTCGATTGCTGGTATTGAGATTCCTGAACTACCTAAATTTGATATGGAAACATTAACTACAGTATTACTTGGCATGTTAGGCTTGGGCGGACTTAGAACATATGAAAAATCAAAAGGGCTCACAAAATAATGGATGCGATAGCATTAACTGAATATATGTTAAAGAACATACGCGAGACAAAGGGTGTGTACTCTCAAATGCTTGC